GCAATGCCAGCCAACTGGAACGCCTGGCCGCTGAAGCACTAACGCAAATTCAGCGCACGCCCATTCCGCTGCGTCAGCTTTGGAACCCAATGGCGTGCCCGGTCGATCTGCTGCCGTACTTGGCTTGGGCCTTTTCGGTCGATCACTGGGACAGCAAATGGACAGAAGCTACCAAACGCGCCGCCATCCGTTCGGCGTACTACATCCACTCTCGCAAGGGCACCATCGGCGCCCTGCGTCGTGTCGTTGAGCCGTTGGGTTACCTGATTGAGGTGGTGGAGTGGTTCGAAACTATCCCCGAAGGCGTGCCCGGCACGTTCGCGCTGAAGGTTGGCGTACTTGATACCGGCATCACCGACGAGATGTACCAGGAGCTCACCTTCCTCATCGATGACGCCAAACCCCGCAGCCGACACCTGACCGGTCTGGCCATCAGTTTGGAATCCACCGGCCACCTCTACCTGGGCGCCACGATTTACGAAGGCGACGAAATCACTGTGTACCCGCCCATTCAACGCGACATCGAAGTCACCGCCATCATCGGCCGGGGCGGTCGCGACCACATCATTGACACTCTGGATGTATTCCCATGATCGACCAGACCTCTCAGTTTTTCGCAATCCTGACCAACATCGGTCTCGCCAAACAAGCCAATGCTGATGCCCTGGGTATCGCGTGGAAGATTACGCAGATGGGCGTTGGTGATGCCAATGGCACCGAACCCATGCCCTCGGCGACCCAGACGGCGTTGATCAACGAGCGCCGCCGAGCCCCGCTCAACCAGCTCAAAGTCGACCCAACCAACAGCGCAATCATCATTGCCGAGCAGGTCATTCCAGAGGATGTCGGCGGCTGGTGGATTCGTGAAATTGGTCTGTACGACGCTGACGGTGACCTGGTGGCCATTGCCAACTGCGCCCCCTCGTTCAAACCGCTACTGACGCAAGGCTCAGGCCGCACACAGGTTGTGCGAATGAATATGATCGTCAGCAACGCCAGCAACGTCGAACTCAAGATCGATCCCAGCGTGGTGCTGGCCACCCGTGCTTATGTCGATGCGAAAGTCCTGGAGGAATTGAACAAGCTCGACAGCAAGCAGTCGGTGCGGGTGGCCACCACGGCCAACATCGCGTTGACAGGGCTACAGACCATCGACGCGGTCGCCCTGGTCGCCGGTGATCGCGTTCTGGTAAAAAACCAGACCTTGGCCAAGGACAATGGCATTTACGTTGCGGCAGCGGCAGTCTGGACCCGGGCGTCGGATGCCGATACTAACGCCGAGGTGACGTCGGCGTTGCTGGTCTCGGTCGAGCAGGGCAGCACGCTGGCCGACACCCGTTGGCAGTTGATTACCGACGGGGCGATCGTCCTGGGCACCACCGCCCTGACGTTCCAGAACATTACTCAAGGGTTTGCGCCGATAAACTCCCCTGCCTTGCTGGGAACGCCAACGGCGCCGACTGCCGTGGCCGGCACCAACACGACACAGGTTGCGACAACGGCGTTCGTTGCGGCCGTCCAGACGTTGCTAAACACTGCGCTGGGACTCAAGGCGCCATTGGCCAGCCCAGCGCTAACGGGAGTGCCAACTGCTCCCACTGCGGCACCCGGAACAAATTCGACGCAAGTGGCAACAACGGCATTTATACAGGCCGCGCTGGCCGCGCTCGTTAACTCGTCGCCCGCTACCCTCGACACACTGAATGAATTGGCGGCGGCGCTCGGTAATGATGCGAATTTCGCCACCACCATGGCTTCCGCACTTGGCCTAAAGGCGCCGCTGGCGTCGCCAGTGCTGACCGGCGACCCCAAGGCCCCGACCCCAGCCACGGGCGATAAAGACACCAGCGTTGCGACTTCCGCATTTGTTCATAACACGCTGGAATCCTTTGGTATGGGGGGCGGCACGGCTGTTCAAGTAGCTTCCGCAGCCACCCCGACGGAAATCGCCGCTCTGCCAGCGGGTAATTACTACTACCCGCCAGCGTCGTCGCCATATCCTGATTTTGCGTTTACTCAGCGCTTTAAGTACCAGTCCACTCGCGGTTTTGAGCTGGCCAACATCCCGTACACGGACCGCTTCTTTGGGCGTGCTAGTAACAGCGATGGCGTCTGGCGGGCGCCGGTGGAGTTGGCGAAACTTGATAGTCCGGCCTTTGCCGGCACGCCGACGACACCAACGCCGGCCATTAACACCGGTGGTCAGCAGGTAGTAAACCAAGACTACGTTCGGGCGTGGACCCGTAAGTTCATTGGTGCAGGTGTCGGTGGTTTGGGTGCGGCGTACACAGTGAATGCCAACCAGGTTGGAATGTGGTTCAACATCACTACTCCTGGTGCGTTAATTACCCTTCCAGCGACTGATACCGTTCCGTCTGGTTCGACATTCCTGTTTAGGAATATCTCCGGCAATTCAAGCGTTACGCTGTCGTCAACCAGCACCTTTAGCGCTGAAACGACTGGTGTGACCTTAATTCTCGCCCCTTACGAAACGGTAGAGGTTACCGCGAGTGGACCATCGTACGTTGTCATCAACCGCGGCTCGATGGCGCTGGGTGCGCGGATTGATAGCCCGGCCTTGACCGGCAACCCGACTGCGCCGACCCCGGCAGTCGGCGACAACGATACGTCGATTGCGACGACCGCATTTGTCCAGGCTGCGCTGGCGGCGCTGATCAACTCGTCGCCGTCGACGCTGGACACACTCAACGAATTGGCGCTCGCGCTGGGTAACGATCCGAATTTTGCAACCACCATGGTCAACGCCCTGGGCCTAAAAGCCCCGTTGGCCAGCCCTGCTTTTACCGGAACGCCGACCGTTCCAACAGCGGCGCCCGGAGCTAATACAACGCAAGCCGCCTCAACGGCATTCGTTGCCGCCTTAGGCGCGCTCAAGGCCAACTTGGCCAGCCCAGCATTTACTGGCGCGCCGACTGCGCCGAACCCCGCTACGGGCCTGCGGAGCACGGCGATTGCGACGATGCAAAAGTTCACGGACGAGTTTGGGGCATCTATTGGCACCAACGGTTACCAGCGGTTTCCGACCGGGATCATTCTTCAATGGGGTTCTGCGGGCGTTCCGGCGAACGGCGGCACAACGGTATATCTCCCGATTGCATTCCCCACTGCAGCGGTGAGCGTCGTCGTCAGTGACCAAGCCTCTAGCCAAGTCTCCGTGGAGCCCATGGGCGGGCAATTCATTGACAACTCATCCTTCCAGGCTTGGTACAAGTCGGCGACGGCGGGCACCTTCTACTGGCTGGCCATCGGTTACTAAGGAGAAAACATGTTCTATTCCGCACAAACTGGCGGCTTCTATGACGCCATGATTCATGGGGCGCGCCTGGTCACAGTTCCTGACCCTGCGTGGGTCCGGCCGACCGTGGATTTTGTTTTGCAGCCGGGTGAATCGGCGTGGGTGGGTGAAGAGCTGGTGGTCAACACCGATGAGGAACCGATCACGATCCATGATGTACCTGACATGGGTGCCATCCCGGACACGCTGGAGGTCGACAATCCGGCCTGCTTGATTCCGACGGATGCGGTGGCCATCACCAAAGAACGCCACACAGAGCTTTTTGCCGGACAGTCCAATGGTAAGCGCATCACCAGTGACGCCGATGGCTATCCGATTCTTGTCGATCCCCCGCCACCCTCCCAAGAGTACATGGCCGCGATTGAGCGGGTTTGGCGTGACGCACAGCTGGCGGCAACGGACGGCGTTGTTTCGAGGCATCGCGACGAGCTGGAGGCCGACACGGGCACAACGCTTTCAGTCGAACAGTACGCGGAGCTTCAAGCCTTCCGGCGTGCGCTGCGCGACTGGCCGGAATCCGGAGCATTCCCGCTGATCGCTCAACGACCACAAGCGCCTGAATGTTTAGCCGACCGCTTGTAAACCCTTTACTTACAAGTCCTCACGCTCGCCGAACCAACGCGCGCGCGGCAGCCTGTGCAGTGTCTTTCCACCACTGCGCAGGCAATCCCCATGGCCGACGAATATCATCACGGCGTGCGAGTCCTCGAAATCAACGAGGGCACTCGTCCCATTCGCACCGTTTCTACCGCTGTCATCGGCCTGGTCTGTACTGCCGAAGACGCCGATGCCACGGTATTCCCCCTGGACACTCCCGTCCTGATCACCAATGTGCAAAGCGCTATTGGCAAAGCCGGTACCAAAGGCACGCTGGCTGCCAGCCTGCAGGCGATTGCCGACCAGACCAAACCGGTCACGGTCGTGGTACGCGTCGCCACCGGCGCCGATGACGCCGCGACCACCAGCAACCTGATTGGCACTACCAACGCCGCCGGCAAGTACACCGGCATGAAAGCGCTGCTCGCGGCCAAGTCACGCCTGAAGGTCACGCCACGCATTCTCGGTGTGCCAGGTCTTGATACGTTGCCCGTCGCTACTGCGCTGGTAGCCATCGCTCAGCAGCTGCGCGCGTTCGCCTACGTCAATGCCTGGGACTGCCAGACCAAGGAAGAAGCGACCGCCTACCGCGAGAACTTCGGCGCCCGTGAAGTCATGGTCATCTGGCCCGACTTCCAGAACTGGAACACCGTCACCAACGCCACCGCCCCGGCCGTCGCCCGTGCGCTCGGTCTGCGCGCCAAGATCGACCAGGAAGTGGGCTGGCACAAAACCCTCTCCAACGTCGCCGTCAATGGCGTCACTGGCATCAGCGCTGACGTGTTCTGGGATCTTCAGAACCCGGCCACCGATGCCAACTACCTCAACGGCAACGAGGTCACCACTCTGATTAACGAGGGTGGCTATCGCTTCTGGGGCAGTCGCACCTGCAGCGATGATCCGCTGTTTGCGTTCGAAAACTACACCCGCACCGCCCAGGTGCTGGCCGACACCATGGCCAATGCGCAAATGTGGGCCATGGACAAACCGATGCACCCTTCCCTGGTGCGCGACATGCTCGAAAGCATCAACGACAAGTTCCGCGAAATGATTGCCGGCGGCTACCTGATCGGCGGCAGCGCCTGGTTCCCCGACGACATCAACGACGAGACCACGCTCAAGGCCGGCAAGTTGTACATCGACTACGACTACACCCCCGTGCCGCCGCTGGAAGACCTCACCCTGCGTCAGCGCATCACCGACCGCTACCTGGTCGACTTTGCCAGCCGCCTCAACAGCTAACCCGGGCCTCCCCTCGCGGGGAGGTAACCCTGCGCCAGCCGACCGGAGAACACCGCCATGGCCATGCCTCGCAAACTCAAGAACATGAACCTTTTTAACGACGGCAACAGCTACCTCGCCGTCGCCAAGTCCGTCACCTTGCCCGCGCTCGGCCGCAAGATGGAGTCCTATCGTGGCGGTGGCATGAACGGCCCGGTCAAGGCTGACCTGGGCTTCTCCGATGACGGTATCAAGGTGGAATGGAAAACCGGTGGCCTCGATCTGATCTCGCTGCGCCAGTTCGGCACGGTCAAGGCATCCGGTGTGTTGCTGCGTTTTGCCGGCACCTTCCAGCAAGACGACACCGAGGAAATGAGCGCCGTCGAAGTGGTGGTCCGTGGCCGTCACGAAACCATCGAAATGGGTGACGCCAAGCCGGGAGAAGACACCGAGCACAGCATGAACACCACCTGCAGCTACTACAAATTGATCGTCGACGGCGAAGTGATCATCGAAATCGACCTGCTCAATTTTGTTGAGATGGTCGACGGCGTCGACATGCTCGAAGCGCAGCGCAAAGCCCTGGGCATCTAATTCAACCTGCCCTCGATCGAGGGCCTACCCCACTCCCTG